ATCAACGGAGATGTTCGTGAAGCAGCATCTCTTGCAGTTCCAACAGATCGCACCTTTCGTGGCGCTTGGCAATTCAACGGCGATGCTGTCGAAGTAGACATGACAGCGGCTAAGGCCATCCACAAGGACAACCTACGGGCAGAACGTGCGCCCCGCTTGGCTGACCTAGATGTTCAATACATGAAGGCTCTGGAAGCTGGCACTGGCGCTGATGCTATTGCGGCACAGAAAACAACGCTGCGTGACATCACAGACGATGCTCGCATTGATGCTGCGACTACACCTGATGCGCTGAAGGCATTGGACTTGGCTACCCTGTTGGGAGAATAAAATGAGCAGCAAGGCAAGGCAACTAGCCGATCTTGGCAATCAGGTTGACGATGGGGCTATCACTGGCACCAACATAATTGTGAACGGGGCTATGACCGTGGCGCAGCGTGGAACGAGTGCGACAGGTGGCGGGTATATGTTAGATCGCTTCTCATTAGCGGGAGGAGGAACTATCAATGATGTCACGCAATCTCAAGCAGCATTAACATCCTCTGATGCACCCTATGAACACGGCTTTAGATACGCTTGGAAATTATTGAACGGTACTGCTACAAATAATAGCAATGATTATGTAGAGCCAATTTATAAATTTGAAAATCAAGACGTGCAGCAAAGCGGCTGGGATGTAACAAGTAGTTCGTCCTACGTTACTTTATCTTTTTGGGTAAAGAGCAGTCTAGCTGGGACATATTATGTACGCTTTCTTTGTACAGAAGGTTCTTCGTCGGGTTGGAAATCCTATGTAGAGCCTTTTACTGTATCTTCAAATACTTGGAAGAAGGTAGTAATTACGCTGACGGGAGGTGCGCAAAATTTCCCTATAACAAATGAGGGTGATTTTCGTCTTAATATTAACGTACATTATGGCACTAACTACACAAGTAGTTCCGCTACAACAAGTGCGTGGCATAGTTATATTGGTCCCGCAGAGTACCCTGATTTTCAGCAAAATTGGAAAAATACTGTAAACTCTACCTTCTACCTCACAGGCGTCTGCCTGAACGTTGGCGACAGCGCTATCGACTTCCCGCACGAAAACTACGGTGAGACATTGGCTAAGTGCCAGAGGTATTTTTATCGGTACACGGGCGCATCAGATGATCGGTGGGGGGTTTCTTACTCTAACAGCAACAACACTACCTCAACCTCTGTATCGTTTCCCGTAACCATGCGATCAACCCCTACGGGCGTTGTTTCTAGTAATGGGCTGCTTAGGGTTAGAAACTTAGCCGATGGACTAGGGGGAGATATAACCCCTTCAACATTAAGCTGTTTAGCGGCTACAAAAGACAGGTGGAAAATTACTGTAAATGCTCAGTTGTCAAATGCGGCGCAAATACTGGCTTTTGCAACAAAACTAGACTTTGATGCGGAGCTATAAACGATGGACAACATAAATATCACATCGGCACAATATATCGCCACTGAAGGCAACAACACTTCCATCCAAGCCACCATCGACGGCACTGAAATGTCAGTACCACTAGACTTAGCCAACCGCCATTACGCTGAAATCATGCGTCAGGTTGAGGCTGGCACACTAACGATTGAAGAGGCTGACTAATGTTAGGCTTTAGCCCACTCGCATCTGCGCCACTAGCGGATAGTGGTGTTAAAGAATATGCACTAACGGCTAACTCCATTTCTACTGGTACACCAGTAGTAAACTCTCCTAGTATTGCTCAAGAACACTCTTTAACAGCTACAGCAATAGCTACAGCAAACCCTGTAGTAAACTCTCCTAGTATTGCTCAAGAACACTCTTTAACAGCTACAACAATAGCTACAGCAAACCCTGTAGTAAACTCTCCTAGTATTACTGAGAATAACGATCTAACAGCTACAGCAGTACTTACAGGAAGTCCTGTAGTAAACTCCTCAGCATTTACTGAGAATAACGATCTAACAGCTACAGCAATAGCTACAGGAAACCCTGTAGTAAATGCTTGCAACATGGCTGAAAGAGAAACCTTTACTACAGCAGACTTAGATGCTGGTGAGCCTCAACTTGGGACACCTGTAGTAACCCAAGAGCACAGCTTATCTGCAAACTCTATAGTAACTAATTCTCCTGTAGTAAATCTTGCGTCTATCACAGAGAACAATGATTTAAGCTGTTCCTCTATTGTTACAGCGACACCCGTTCTACAGTCTACGACCATTGTTTCTACAAATATATTAATACCCAATAGTATTTTAACTGATCCAGCTATTGTTTCCTCTGTTAATATGGCAGAAGATGAGACATTCTTAGCGGATAATATTACCACAGGTACTCCCGTCTTAGGCTCTGCCTCTGTGGTGCAACAACAAGCACTAGCTGCAAGCTCTATAGTAACTAGCTCTCCTGTAATAAACCCCACATCTATTATAGAGAACAATGAATTAAGTTGCTCCCCTATCTCCACGGGTAATCCTGTACTAGATTCTGTAGTATTTAACCTTTCTGCTGTTTTAAGTGCAAACAATCTTGTTACAGCTAGTCCGATTGTTTCATCTGCTACTATGTCAGAAGATGAGACATTTGCAGCAGACAATATTTCTACTGGGGCACCTGTTGTAAACCCTGCCACATTTGATCAAGAACAAGTTTTAACAGCTACATCTATTGTTACAGGTAATCCTGTAGTCTCTTCTACTACAATGACTGAAGATGAGACATTTGCAGCAGATGGTATAGTTACAGGTACACCCACTGTTGGTTCCCCTGAAATTGATCAGGATCATATACTACAAGCTCAGGGAATAGTTACAGAGTCTCCTGACCTTGGTTCACCTGAGATAGACCAAGAGCATCAGCTATCAGCTTCTAACATTGTTACAGGCAACCCTATTGTCAACCAGTGTAACATGGCTGAACGTGAGACATTCACTACAGCAGATCTTGTAGCTGGTGAGCCACAGTTAGGTCATCCAGAGATAGACCAAGAGCATGCTCTACTGCCTAGCAGTATTTCTACTGAGGCCCCTGTAGTAAACAGTGCAACCTTTACTCAAGGTCATAATCTAAACGCATCTAGCTTTATTACAGGTCTGCCTGTTGTAGGTGCAGCAGCAATAAGCCAAGACCATGTTATAGCTGTTAATGACATAGTTACAGGTAATCCAGTAGTTTCTTCTGTAGCAATGTCAGAAGATGAAACCTTCGCAGCAGACAATATTTCTACTGGTAGCCCTGTCTTAGGCAACCCTGCTATTATTCAAGACCATATTATACAGCCTGACAGTATTACGACAGGCGCACCTATAGTCCCCTCTCCGTTTATTAACCCTTCTATAGGAAGAGTTGTTTCCATAACCTCTAACTCAGATAATACTGTTACGCTGGCCTATAACTATAACATAGCAACTATAGACAGCCTTTGTAACATAGCAACTGTATCAAACAACAAAAACAAGGCAGCTTAAGAATGGCATTTAACATCAAGCAAAATGATACATCTCCTTCTTTGCAAGCTACTCTTAAGGATGCTTCTGGTACGGTTATCGTACTAACGGGAGCTAGTGTTAGGTTTCATATGAAAGCCCTTGATGGTACAGTTAAGGTAGATGCTGCTATGACTGTGACAGACAACTTAAACGGCGTAGTTCAATATGATTGGCAGACTGGGGATACCGATACTGTAGGATCTTACTCAGTAGAGTTTGAGGTTACTTACTTCGACAACACTATTGAGACATTCCCCAATAATCAAAACTTGACAATCTCTGTCGTTAGAGAACTTAACTAATGTCAACATGGACTAGACACCTCTATGAGAATGACCCCTTGGCAATCTCTAAGGGAGAGTCTAAAGGTTTATCAGTCCGTAATATCTTTGGTTACCATGAGGCAGTAGGTACTTCCTTTGTACCATTATGGGAAAACAACACAGCTTATACTTTCCCTACTTCAGCCTTAACCATGACAGTAAACTCCAATGTAGCTGATGATGGTGTTGTTATCAGAGTTATAGGGTTAGATGCTGACTACAATATTATTTCAGGCGACTACATATTAAATAGTGGTACACCCCCAACTACCATAGCATTCTTTCGTATTAACGATGTGCTAACCATAGATGGTAACGCAGCTAATGATATTACACTTACCAACGGTGGCACAACTTACGCTAAGGTAAGGGGTGGTGAAGGCAGAAACCAAGCTAGTATTTTTACTGTACCAGCCAATCACAGTTTTTATCTTTATCGTATTGATGCATTCTCAGCTACTACTACTGGCTCCAGTAAGTATGTTCTCTTTAGAAACCAAGTGACACTTTCCACTGGCGTAGTCCTCAGAGTAGCTGAAACGACATTTCTTAACCAGATGCAAATCCTAAGACAGCTACCATTTAAGTACACAGAGAAAACTGACATTGAGTTCCAAGGTAGATCTTCTTCAGGCGACAACGAGATCAGTGTCTTTGGAGAAGGCACCCTAATAGACGAAAGGTTCCCATCTAATGCCTAAAACAGCCCTCAAGAATAAGATGGAAGAGCATAACAAGAAGTCCAAGCACAAAGTGACTATGCGTATGCTTGAGGCAGTATATGATAGGGGTGTAGGTGCCTACCGTACTAATCCTCAGTCAGTACGTCCTAATGTTACTGGACCTGAGCAATGGGCAATGGCTCGTGTCAACAGCTTCCTTAAGATTGTCAGAGGCTCTAAGAAGGCCAATCACGACAAAGATTTACTGCCATCAGGACACCCATCTAGTTCCAAGAAGTCAGTATCCAAAGCTAAACTAGCTAATGATGTATTTTCCACTGAGATGGAAGCTAGAGCTAGAAGTATGGACATGGGTTGTCAAGGTAAGATCCACGTACATGAAGATGGTACAGGACAGGCCGTATACATGCCCTGTGGTAGCCATGAAGAGTATTTAGCATACTACTCACCTGATGAGGTAGCAGAAGAGTCAGTGAGCCGCTTAGACGCTCTCAGAGCTATCGTACAGGAAGTAATGAAAGAAGAATTTGCCAAGGCTGAGTACCAAGGCGAGAAAGTCACTTTAAACAAGCCTCGTCGTATTCAAGGTGGTAACAAGAAGTTTGAAGTGTTCGTGCAAGATGGTGGCAAAGTAAAGAGAGTTACCTTTGGAGATCCTAACATGGAGATCCGTCGAGATGACCCTAAAGCCAGAGCTAATTTCCGCTCCCGCCATTCTTGCGATACCAAGAAAGATAAGACTACAGCAGGTTACTGGTCTTGTCGTATGTGGGAAGGTGGAACATCAGTGTCCGAACTTACTAAAAGTGTTGAAGGTCAAATCCTCAAGGCAGATGACGAACAGCGTCTAGTCTATGGATGGGCCTCAGTCGTTACCGAGAAGGGTGAGCCAGTGGTTGACCGTCAAGGTGACGTAATAGAACCTGACACACTCGTTAAAGCTGTCAATGGCTTTATGGAGCATATTCGTGTCGGTAAACAGATGCATACAGGGGATCAGATTGGGGCGGTTATCCACTCCATGCCTATAACCAAAGAAATAGGTGAATCCCTTGGCATACAGAGTGACCGTGAAGGCTGGATAGTGGCTTTCAAAGTCTATGACGATAATGTCTGGGCGAAGGTTAAGTCTGGTGAACTTGCGGCCTTCTCTATTGGGGGTCGTGCAATCAAGGAGGACTATAGTGCCTAACCTTTTAAAACAGCTTGAACTGGAGGAATTGTCTTTGGTGGATCGTCCAGCAAACGCACAGGCAATGGTTTCCTTGTACAAGCGTGATAATTCCAATGGAGAACCTATGGAACATGAAGTAGAAAAAATGTCTGACGATCTTAAAGCTAAACTGAAGCCATACATGGATAAAGGTATGTCTGAAGAAGAAGCCATGAAAATGTATCAACAGGACATGAAGAAAGCTGATGAAGCAACTGCTGAAGAGCTAGAGATCGAAACCCTTAAAGCCGTTGAAGCCTCTTTGAAAGAAGAGAACGAACGTCTTCGTAAATCCCTTATCGACAATGGTTATGTCATCAAAGCTGATGTAATCGAAAAGAAAGTCGAGCCTGAGTATGTAGAGTATGAAGGTGAGCAAATCAACAAAGCTGACATCCCTGCGCCTATCCTTAAGGCTCTGGAAGCAGCAGAAGTTGCTAAGGCAGATGCTGAACTGACTAAACGTGCAGAAGAAGCTCTACCTAACTTCAACATCGACGTAGCTAAATCACTTATTGCTAAGTTTGATGAAGATGAAAGTGTCATGGAAGCCTTGAAGGGTGCAGATGCAGTCTTTGCGGAATCTATGGAAGAATTTGGTAAGTCCGATGCTGATGGCAACTTTGCTACCGCACAAGACAAGCTAGATGCCCTCGTTAAGTCTTATATGGACGAGAACAAAATCAAGAAGAGCCAATATGCTGTAGCTTATGCTGCAGTTGCTAAGACCGATGAAGGTAAAGCTCTTATCAACAAATCCTATAAAGGAGAATAAACATGGCTGTAATGCAGTCCCGTGATACACGGTCTTTTGTTGCTGGGGAAGACCTTTCAGCAAAACAATTTAAGTTCGTTACTCTTGAGAGTGATGGACAAGTAGACGTTGCAGACTCTGCTGGTGAAAACTGTATTGGTATTCTGTTGAATGCCCCTACTGCTGGAGCCGCTGCTACTGTAGCAATCTCAGGTAAAGTAATGGTAGAAGCTGGTGGAACTATTGCCGCTGGTGCAGCCGTTCAAGCCGATGCAGACGGTAACGCACTTACCGCCGCAGCCGGTGATGTTGTTATGGGTTATGCTTTGGAAGCAGCAGTTGATGGTCAGATCATGGCTATTGAACTCATCCAAGGCGGTAACGTCGTAGCTTAATCCAGCATAGAAAGGAATAAATAATGCCCTTGCTGACTCCATCCGCAGTGCATGTAGATCAGCCGCTGACTAACCTCACGCTGGCTTATGCACAATCACAAGAAAACTTTATCGCTGATAAGGTATTCCCAACAGTAGGCGTTCAGAAACAATCTGACAAATACTACATCTATGACCGTGCGAACATGAATCGTACTGGTGACGTAGAGAAACTAGCTCCACGTACAGAAGTAAACCGTATCGGTATGACCATCTCAAACAGCAGCTACTTTGCTGACGTTTATGGTCTTGGTATGGACTTTGATGAACAGACTTTGGCTAACGAAGATGCTGCATTAGAGATCCGTTCTGCTGGTGCTGAAACTCTGGCGATGCGTCTGATGATCCATCGTGAAGAGCAGTTTGCTACAAACTTCTTCTCAGACAACATCTGGGGAACCAACTATGACGGTGCTGGCTCAACATCAGGAACTAACTTCCTGTATTGGGATGATGCTGCTGCTAAACCAATCCAAAACGTAACTGACCTACGCCGTGTAATGCAGCTTAAGTCAGGTGGCTTCAAGCCAAACACAATGGTTGTTGGTAAAGAAGTACGTGATGCTCTGGTAAACAACGCAGACATCTTGGCTCGCTTGAACGGTGGCGCAACTGTAACCAACACAGCTTTGGTAACTGATGCTAAACTGGCTGAGATCTTTGAGGTAGAGAACTTCTACGTCATGGAAGCTGTCAAGAACTCATCCGTTGAAGGTGTTGCAGAAAGCAATGCGTTTATCGGTGGTAAACATGCTATGTTGTGCTACACACCATCAAACGCTGGTCTTATGTCACCAGCCGCTGGTTTGACCTTTGCTTGGAATAACCTTGAAGGTGTAAACAACTTAGGTATTACTGTTGAGTCATTCTCAGACGATGCTCTTAAGCGTCAACAGATTGCTGAGATGATCCAAGTTAAGATGTCTTACGATATGCAAATCGTAGGTGCTGACTTGGGTGCCTTCGTAAACGGCATCGTACAGTAAGTATTTACTATGGTGGGGGCTGTAGTGGCCCTCACTTCCCCTTAATCAAAGGATTACCCGATGTTCCTTAATGAGCCGATGCAGTACGACAGACCACTCTTTGTTACCCTGACTATGAAAGCACAAGGCCGCACCTTCAATGCTGGTGATGAGCTTAAGTGGAAAGAGATAGGTTTAGATAAAGAATTAGTAAAGATACTCTACAGAGAAGGTAGACTAAGACACAGTTCAACTCTTGAAGCTGAAACCAAAGTAGGTGACGGACTAGAGGTACTTGATGTCGATGGACTACACAATCTAGTAAACGGTATCAACGAGAAAGTAAAATCTAAGACAAAATCTGACGCTGAGTTCCAAAAGAAGAAGTGTAAGAAGTCTAAGATAGCTGATAAACAACGTGGGCTTATTCGTAGCTGGCGTAGAAATTATGGTCACATGGAGACTGATTGATTATGGCTTGGTCGTATGATGCAACAAACTTAGGTACAAGTACTGTAGCGGAGAGATTAAACTCTGTTAGATTGCTTGTAGGTGATACTGACACTAACGACCAACAAGTACAGAATGAAGAGATTATCTTCGCTCTCAATCAAACAAGTGACAACGTGTATTATGCTGCTGCATGGTCTGCTAGAACGATAGCTGCACAATACTCTCGTAGGGTTACACAGAACCTGTCAGGCGCACTCAGTGCTGACTACAGCGACTTACAAGAGCATTATACTAGCCTAGCTGAGACACTAGAGCATCAAGGTAAGAAGACTGGTGCTGTACTGGGTATTAAAGCTGGTGGTATTAGTATAGCTAGGGTAGATGCTGTAAGGCAAGATACAGACCGTGTTCCAGCATCCTTCCGCAGGGATAGATTTAAGAACCCACCAAGTTACAGTGGTGATGACTACGACTATAGTTAAGGGGTAGGTGATGGCATTCTCAAGAGGTTATAACCTACTTAAGATGGTTGATGAGTTTGGGGAACCCCTTACTTTAAAGAAGAAGACTACAGCAGGGACTTACGATCCTACTACAGGGACAGTAACAGGTTCTGCTACAACCGACTACAGTTTTACTGGATACTTCTACAACTACGATCAAGGTATCATAGCTAACGTAGATGAGATCCGTAGAGGCACCCGTAAATGTGTAGTACCAGCTTTAGGATTAGAAGTAGAACCCGATGACGAAGATCAGATTATTGGTAACGGTGACACAGTTAATGTCATTTCTGTTGTTACTATATTTTCTAATGGGGTCAAGATTTGTTTCTTGTGTGATGTGAGAGAATAATGAGAACTCAGTTAAAGGTCATGCCTTCCCTACAAAGAAAGATAGATGGTCTTAAACAACTAGCTGAACAACAAGTAGAGCGTAAGTTAGTTGATATAGCACAAACTGCTGTTGATCTTTCCCCTGTAGACACTGGTGCATATGTAACATCGTTCTCCTTTTCTACTGGTGCTGGTAGACCCAGAGGTAAAAGTTCTAAAGGTAAACCAAGGACTAACCCTCAAGCTGCAAGAAGTGAAGGTCTAAGTAATCTTATTAAAGACTTGGAAAGAATACCTTCACTATTAGATACTACGAGTATAGTCCTTCGTAATAATAGTCCTCATGCTGTTGCTGTTGAATACGGGGGCAGAGGTTGGAAAACATCCCCTTATTTTGTCTTCACTAAACTGAGAAACATTCATGGCTAGTATCTATAATGACATACGTGCAGCACTTGAGAACAAGTTAGCTAATACCTCTAATTTACCTAGTGGGATAGCTTATGAGAATGTCTCATTTAGCCCAACGACAGGTACAAGTTACCTACAGACTAATTTCCTCCCGACACTCCGTAGACCCGCTGTAAGAGGTTTAAACCCACAACAGAGATACGATGGTGTGTTTGTTGTAACTGCCTACACCCCAGAAGGTAATGGCCCCGCCGCTGCTGATGCCTTAGCTAACACTATCCTAGAGGCTTTTGAAGCAACCACTAAAATCTCCTACTCTGGGGATGAAACAATAACTGTATCTATAGACTACGCTGAAAGACAGCAAGGTTTCTTAGATGCGCCTTGGTACTACGTTCCGATTAATATTGGATGGTACGTCTATAACAATTAGGAGAATACAACATGGCCTTCGCACAAGGTTCTCGTTCCAGTCTATCGTTCATTGTGGAAAGCACATTTGGTACGACTCCCGCTGGTAACTTTACAAACTTACCCTTCAGCACACACTCTTTAAACTTAAGCAAAGATCGTGTAGCTGGTACTGATATCCAAGCTGACCGTATGCCCCGTGTTGACCGTCATGGTAACCGTCAAGCTGCTGGTGATATTGTAGCTGACTTACGTGATGCTGACTATGATGCATTCCTAGAATCAGCTATGTTGTCTACTTGGTCAACTAACGTCCTTAAGGTTGGTACTACACCTAAGTTCTTCTCTATCGAAGACTATGCTGCTGACATCGACCAAGCTCGTTTGTTCACAGGTATGACAGTTTCTACTATGGGCATCTCTCTAGCCCCTAACCAGATGGTAACAGCTACCTACGGCATGGTTGGTAAAGACATGACCATGAGTGCTACTGAGAAGACACAGGACGCTGCATCAGGTGCTGCTCCCTTCGATGCCTACTCAGGTACATTAGAGATTGGTAATGTTGATGGCTCACCCTCTACGTCAGCTATCGTAACTGGTATGGATTTTACCTTGACTAACTCCTTCGCACCTACCTTCGTTATTGGTAGTGATAGTGCGCCACAATTAGAGGTTGGTCGTGCAGAAATAGAAGGTACTCTCTCAGCTTACTTTGAGGATGCGTCACTAATCAACCGCTTCTTAAATGAAACAGAAACTGAGCTTGAGGTAACTGTGGGCGATGGTAGCAATACTCTTAAGTTCGCATTCCCACGAGCTAAGATTAACAGTGCAGACGTAGGTGTAGATGGCCCAACTAGCCGTGTCATCTCTATGTCATTCGTAGCACTCTACAACACTACAGACGCAAGTAACTTAGTTATTACTCGCTCTGCATAAGTTCCCTAGCTAGGGTGGGGAGGCATTGGTGTCGGGTCTGATGCTTCCCCTTTAATTACTAACCCGACAACTTTTAACCCCGACGATAAGGAAACTCGACATGGACTTGAAGAATTTAACCCCGACCAGCGACACTGTAGATGTCACTATTGTACATCCTACTAACTTTGATGTCTTGACTAATGATGACGATACACCAATGGTTATCACTGTATATGCACCACACTCTAAAGAGTATAAGGCTGCTGTACATGAGCAAACCAACAAACGTCTGAAGCAAGCACAGAATAAGAAAAAGGTAGAGATTACAGCAGAAGACCTAGAGGACGCTACCTTAGACTTACTTGCTAAAACTACTAAAGGCTGGAAGATTACTTATGGTGGTTCTAAACCTAAGTTCTCTATCCCCAAGGCCAAAGAGATTTACGCTGAAGTATTCTGGATAAGAGATCAGATTGAGGAAGCAGTAGCTAACTCTCTGGATTTTACGAAAGCCTGATTGAAGAACTGGTTGACTATGCAGAGCATGAGTTCTCTATAAGTAGACCAGACAAGTCAGGCACATCAGAACGTGAACACTTAGAACAAGTAGAAAGGCAGACTGGACACAGACCAAAAGCATTAGATGGCCCCGACTTCCCATTGCTTATGTCTCATGTTTGGTCTGCCTTTGTTGTATTAAACGCAAGTAGAACGATGGGTTTCTCAGGACCAAACCCTATAAGTTATCAAGAAATTAAAACATGGAAGGAGCTTACAGATACACCATTGTCTTCTTGGGAGATAGAAGCAATAAAACGTGTTGATGTAGTCTTTATGGGTACGATGAATGGCTGATCTTTCTGATATTAACATTGGTATAAATGTAGAGACGGGGAATGTTACTAAGGCTATCTCTAAGTTTGAATCATTTAAACGTAAAACTGCCCAATTAAAACTAGAGTTAGATAAGGGTAACATTAGTACAAAAGCATATAACCGTGGTGTGGATCAGATGGCACGGGAGCTTGGTAAAGTAACTGGAAATATAAACCAAGCTAAAAGTGCAATGTATAAATATCAGTTTGCCATAAAAGATGCCACTGAGGAACAGTTAAGATTTACTACTGCATCAGGAAAAGGCATGAGAAGGGTGGAAGTCCTTGCACAACAAGCTGGTTATCAAATCGGTGACCTTGCAGTGCAGATACAAGGGGGCACTAACGCTGCTGTAGCTCTTGGGCAACAAGGTTCTCAATTACTAGGCTTCTTTGGCCCTTACGGGGCGCTCGCTGGTGCTGCTTTAGCTATTGGTACAGGTCTTATTGCCCCATTTATTCGGGCGGGTAAAGAGGTTGAGACTTTTGCAGAGGAGGCTCAACAAGCCCTGCAAGATGTAAAGGATAAAATTGATGAGCTTGAAACGGGTAGAAATAGCATATTAAGGGGTTATGACGAAGAGACAGCTAGACTAAGGGTTCTCGGTAGAGAGCAAGCTGACGCACTACAGGCTAAAATAGATACAGCAAATGCGCAAGGTTTGGCTGCTGGTGACGCTGAACTTTATTCAAAACGTGAAAAAGAAGCTTTACGAGAGACTTTTGACGCTATAAATGCAAACCTTGCAAAAAGAAAAGAGTACTCAGATGAGCTTGAAAAACTAACAAAGACGGAAGAGCAAAAAAAAGCTGAGGGTAAAATTTCACCAGAGGAAAAAGCGCAAAGAAGGTTAAACAAATCAAGATGGGCAGCTTTCCAAGCTCAAATGGCGGCAGCTAAAAAGCGTCAAGAAGAAGAGAATAAAATAAAAGCTATCTTCGAAGAGCAGTCTCGTATTTTAGGTGATCAGATTGCTTTAGAAGCTATGCGTAAACAGTTTGGCTCAGAGTCTTTTGTTATACAAAGGTTACAAAACGACATTGCGCTAGATAACTATGAGGTTGAATTACGCAGACAAGGCTTGAGTGAGAAGATGATAGCTAGTCTTGTAGAGCAAAAATCAGTTGCATTAGGTTTAAAGCAAGAAATGATTGAGATGGCAGCTTTAGCTCAAACTACCCTTAACTTTGCTCCGACACAGGAACTTGCTAGCAGATTAAGAAAGTACGCAGGTAGAGGTACAGTTTCTGATAAAGACCCTGTATTCGGTACTGGTTCTAGGGAGGGCAAGTCTATATATTCTAAAGCAGGTAATAAAGCAATAAAAGAGACTATAGACCTCACCAGAGAACTAACAGAAGCACAGAAGCAACAAGTAGAAATAGCTGATACTGTCTCTGGAGCCTTTGGTGATATGTTTATGAATATGGTAGATGGTACTATGTCAGCTAAAGATGCCTTCAGAGCTATGGCTTCTGATATTATTAGAGAGCTATATCGCATCATGGTTGTTGAACAAATGGTTCAATCCCTTAAAGCTGGTATTATGGGGGCTTTTGCTCCTGCCCCCTCTCAAGGCAGATCTTATGCTCCCCCTATAGCCCCTAGAGGCGTAGATTCTCTAGACGGTGGTGGATACACAGGTTCAGGGCCAAGATCAGGTGGCTTAGACGGTAAGGGTGGCTTTATGGCTATGCTACACCCTAGAGAGACTGTAGTAGACCACACTAAAGGTCAGGGTGTAGGTGGTGAAGTTATTAACGTAACTCAAAATATTAATGTCTCCACAGGCGTACAACAGACTGTACGTGCTGAGATTAAACAGCTTATGCCACAGATAGCCAACAGTGCTAAGTCGGCTGTACTAGACGCTAAGAGGCGTGGTGGTGCGTATGGAAGAGGGTTTGCGTAATGGCTATTAGTTATCCTTTGAGTTTACCTACAAGTATTGGTATAGCTCAGATAGAATTTAGAGCAGCTAATGCTGTAGCTGTATCAAGGTCACCTTTTACTTACTCAACTCAAGTTCACGCCTACTCTGGTCAGTCTTGGCAAGCAGATGTTACTCTTCCCAGTATTCGTAGAGACTTGGCTGAAGAATGGGTAGCTTGGCTTATTTCCCTTAAGGGGCAACTAGGGACTTTCTACTTAGGTGATCCTAATGCTGTAACACCCAGAGGTTCAGCTAGAGATACAGATACAATTCAAGTCTCAGGTGCTACGTCTTCTGGTAACACACTTGCTATTGATAGTGCCCCTGCAAGTCAGACGGGATACCTTAAAGCTGGTGACTACATGCAAGTAGGTACTGGGTTAAATAGACAACTGTTTAAAGTTTTAGCAGATGTTAATACGAATGGCTCTGGTCAAGCAACAGTTGACATATGGCCTGATGTTAGAACCAGTATAGCTAACAACGCTGCTGTCACTGTAGAGAATACCAAGGGTATATTTAGGTTAGCTTCTAACGAACAGGGCTTCAGTATAAACGAGGCTAGTTTCTACGGCATATCCTTCGGAGCTATGGAGTCTATTATATGAGCCGTACAATACCTTCATCACTTCTTACAGCACTTAGTCAACCAGAGGTTAAACCTTACCTTGCTGTAGAATTTGACTTTGATAGCTCTCCTGTACGTTTATGGACAGGTTATGGTGATAGGACCATAGGAGTAGACACTTATCTAGGCGCTGGTAACTTATTATCAGTAGATAACTTTGATGAGGTTAATGACCTATCCGCTAAATCACTCACTATTAGCCTTACAGGTATCTCATCAAGTATTGTTTCTATAGCTTTATCTGAACCTTACCAGAGAAGAGGATGTACAGTTTACCTTGGTACAGTTGATACATCTACACCCATAGAAATCTTTAGTGGTTTTATGAATGTGATGACCATTGAGGATAGCGGTGAAACAAGTGACATCTCTGTTGTCGTAGAAAGTAAATTGATTGAGTTAGAAAAAGCTAGTGATAGACGTTACACTGAAGAGAACCATGCATCGAGACACTCAGGCGATACGTTCTTTTCCTATGTAACTAAACTACAAGATGAGAAGGTTGTATGGGGCAGAGAGAACGCTTAAATAACTTTATAAGTCAGATTAAAGACAAACGATTCTCTTGGGGAGAACACGACTGCTTAACTTTTACTAACTCTGCATTTCGTGAGATGTATGGTGAGGGTTGGGCAGACGATTGGTTAGGTAGGTATAATGAGAAATCTGGCGTTAAGGCTCTACAAGAAGAATTTGGCTATAAAACCTTTATAGAAGCTGTAGACGATAAACTAACCCGCATAGATTATGTACCACCATTGGGTTCTTTGATAACTACGAAAGAAGCTAAGAGGTGGATCACAGGTTTTGCTATGGGTATATCTAATGGTAAACGTGGTGTATTTCTATCAGAGGGTGGGCTAATACACTTACCTTTTGATGTAGTAAATTATTCTTGGATTAAAGAAACATGAAAAATAACCTGCCATACAGTGTACTAAGAGAATATAACTCTTGGGAGAATGTACCTAGAGCTGCTGCTGTTGGTGCTGCTATTATGGGGAATGTGGGAACTGCTTCTCTCTTTGGATCTACTTTTCTAGGCGGTGCCCTAGCTTTCATTACTCC